GGCCTGATGCGTCAGTGCCTGGAGTTGGAGCGCCTTTTACGGATTTTGTGCCCCGAAGATCTACAGCGGGCGTCTCATCATTGGTCTGGCCATTTTGAACCGTGTAAGATGGATCGGATTGACCGGAGCGCCGTGTATTGGGCGCAACCATGAACAATGCGGCTTCCAGCTTGTCACGCGGACTTAGGCCGTTACCATGAATTCTTTCAATAATACCAGATTTCAAGACTTCTGCAATCTGTCCTTCATGCTGGTAATATTCCGGGTATTCTTGGGCAAATGGAGCGATGATAGACTGTGCTACCCTTTCGGCTTCCATTGCCTGCAAACGTTGCTCTAGCTGCTGCACACGCGGGTCAGCCTGTGGAGCCTGCTGCTGTGGCTGTTGCATCTGTGGAGCCTGTCGCGGCTGTGCAAGCGCCGTGTATTCGTTCGGAGCCTGCTGCATGTGAGCGGCAAGCTGCTGCGGTGTCACGCCATATGCGCGGAGAATGTGAGAGATGGCCTGCGGTGGCGTCATCTGGAGGTTAGACATAAGCTGCCGGAAGCCCTGTGCGGGGTCTTCTGAAAACTTGCGCTCAATCGCGACGTAGTTATCCAGAGACTGCTTTACGGTCGTGCCGTGCGTCTTTGCCATTTCCTCGTATTCGCGCAACTCTTCGCGGAAGCTCTGAGCCTCACGATACCGGCTTACTTCCGTTTCCGTTTCCTTCATCACGCGTTCGAATTCTTCGCGGACAGGATGCGGGACGTTTTGCCAGAGTTCTTTTGCACGGGGCAAGAACCGCGCCGGGGCTTCGATGATCTTGCGGCCCTCAGACGGCTTTGGAGACTTAGCAGCCTCCGGCGCGGGTTCCCCCTCTGCCTTTACAGGCTGAGCTTTAGTTTCAGCTTCTGGCTTGGCTTCCTCTTTCGGGGCATCCTTGGCCGTTGCTTCGTTCTGCTTTTCCAGATCAGCCGCCGCCCGCTTGATCGTATCAAGACGGCTTTCCTTGCCCGCTGGCTTTTCTTCCTTCGGCTCTGGAGCGTCAGGTTCCTTGTGCGCTGCTTGTGCGGGGTCCGCGTTATGCTCGCGTGGCTCGATCACGGTAGAGGTTTCCGGCATTGGCTCGGAAAGTACGGTGCTGTCTGTCATGGTGCTACCTGTCTGAGAGGTGGTTAATGATTAGCAAGTGCTGACGACTGGGTTTTGCCACCAGTAGCCAGTGCGCGTGTGGTCGCTGATTGGCGACGGGTACGGATGCGTATTCGGGTATGATGGCGGATACATCGGCGGGTATCGGCTTGGAATGCCGGGATAGCTCGGAGAGATACCCCAATTCTTTGGCGGCTTCACCTTTACTGCACCAATACGGCAATGACGGCTTCGTGCGTTCTCACGGTTAGTGCGAGCACGCTTCTGCTCTTCGCTTTCATGAAATATGAACATCATAGCCTCACTGTTAAATTTCGATCATCTTAGCTGCCGCCATCACGTCAGCGTCAGCCTTGCCAATCTCGGGAGCGCGACCGGCGATAATGTCAGCCTCTGCCCGTTCGATTGCTTCGATTGCCTTTGCATCGTCACGCACCGGCAGTGTGCGCTTTGTCAGGTCTTCATTGCCTACCTCGATGTAGTCAACGCCTTGCGGGTTGCCGTCTGCCCTGTAGGTGGCCCTGAGAGCCGACGCGCTGTCGTATGTCTTGCCATCTGCCATAGACACGACAGGTTCAATCGTGTCCGTCCTGATATACGGGCAAGGAAGGCCGGAACGTGTGGCAACAGGCTTAGGGACGCTCCGATAAACAGAGCGCCCGTCGTCAAGCTTGTACCAGCGCTTTTCGCTCATGCCTTAAGCTGCGCCAGGATTGCGTTTACCTTGTCAGCAAGAGCCTTGAAGTTGTTGTTCAAGGTTGCCTGCGTAAAGGCAGCGCCAACGTCGGCAATGGTGTTGCCCGTCGTGCCGGTTGCGGCAGTGAGCGGGACGATTGCCTGAAGCGTCGAGTTAGCCGAAGGAATACCGGCTGCGACCTGCTTTGCCTGCTCGGGCGACATACCGACTGCGGTAAGCTTATTTGTGGTGACTGGCATGTTTAGTTCTCCTGTTAGGGTGTATAGCCTGCAATTGTCATAGGAACGCCACTGGTAGATATCACGATTGGAATACCAGCGCCATTGGTGGCAACTTTAGCCGGTACTCCTTGCTTTGGAGCGGTGACCGGAACGACTGGAATTCCTTTAGTGGTCGAGATGACGACGGGAATAGACATTATTCCGGCACTCCTTGACGTTCCATTGCCTGACGTTCCTGCATGGTCATCTGACGTTCCGTAGACGCTTCTGAGAACTGCTGTTGACGATCAGCCCTAGCCTCGCCACGCTCTGCGCGGCCCTCCGAATTGATCCTAAGTGCCGTATCCACTTCGCGCTGCTGAACCTCATTGGCCGTCTTGTACTCCTCCAGATCCTGCTTGCGAACGTCCAGACCGATCTTGCTAAGGATCTCAGCCGTCTCAGCTTGGAGCTTGTTGATCTTGGCTTCCTGTTCTGCCAACTGGCCGCGAAGCTTCTCAGCCTCTAGCTGGTCCTTGATCTGCTGCTGCTGCGCCTTGAACTGCATTTCCTGCATTTTTCGCTGTAGCTCGACGGCCTTAAGCTGTGCATCAGCCTCTACCTTAGCCGTCTGAGCCTGTGCCTTTGCCATCTCGGCTTCTGCTAACTTGTTATTCGCTGCGGCCATGGCTTCAACTTCGCCTTCGCCCTGTCCTTGCTGTGCAAGCTGCGGAGCGTTTTCAACGAAGTCGTCAATAAGCGCGTCAAGCTCACGATTGGCATTGAATGGCTGGAGTGCAAACTTGAGCATAGCACCAGCAAGCTTCGCGCCACTCTCTCCAGCGGCCAACAACGGCTGAATGGTAGCGGACGCATTGCCGAACGCCTGCAAGAACTCGCCACGCGCCTGCTTTTCCTGTGCCTCATCCACCATGACCGTGCTGTCTGTCTCGACATCGATCATGATTGCACGGGTCCGCTTATTACGGATGATCTCCATCACGTCTTCGAGCGGGACAGCGTTGCGGATTTCCTGCAAGAGTGGCGCATACTTGGCGACGATGGCCTGTTGTGCCTGCTGCAATTCCTGTTGAGCAGCCTGCTTCTGTTCTTCCGGGGCTTGGGAGAGCATAGGAGCCATTTCTTCGGCCTTCTTGCCCAACTCAAGCAATTCAGCCTTGGCAGCGTCTTCGATCTCCTTCAGCTTCTTGTCTAGTTCGCGCTGCTTCGGAATTTCCATCTGGGAGATTTCCAGAAGGTTCTTTTCCGTGAAGTTGTCGCAAATGATCTCAGCCGCGATGCAAGCCGTATCACGGGCAACGCGCACCAACTCGTCTACCTTGTCCTTGATGCGAATAGAGCCGTATTGACCCTTGAGACGCTGTGCACCTAGCGTTTCCTCTGCCTGCGTGGCACCGCGCATGATGTCGCTGATACCCGACAACTGGTAGAAGTCGTCGAATAGCTGCTGGCGAGCCTGAATAAGCCCTGTGATGGTTGCTGCGATCTGCTCGATAGGCCACCAAACCACCATAGCGCCAGACGTTGCGCCAATAGCTGCTGAAGGCACCGGAATAAGCTGAAACGTGGGCTGATTGCCGTCGTTCAATGCCGCCTGAATTGCGTTCCCGACATCGCCTCCGCCTGGAATAAGACCGAACATGCGCACCTGATTGAGAAGATCGTAAATCTTCGTGGTCGCGGCGTTGATCTGGTCCAGCAGCGTCTCATAGCGCTGATAATCTGGCACCGGAATGAGCGAACGGCGGTTCTTTGTGCCGTAGGCAGGCCGTGGGCAGGGGAACGCCTCGTCTAGTGACAGGTGCGGCTCATCTTCGTCTAGGAAGACTTTGACGCCTTCTGTGACCCAATACACCTTCTTGTCAGCCTTGGACCATACTTCCCAGACTTCGGCCTTCATGCTGTTGTCAGACGCGCCGTTTTCCTTCTCATGGAAAGACACGTTGAAGTCTGCATCCTCGTAAGCCTGCCCAGAATGATCGCGGAAGCGTTCTGCCATCTGCATGCGGGTCATATATGCGCAGCGAGCTACCCAAGACACGTCAGCCCATTTACGGGCAGGCTCATGAAGGAAGTCCTCGCGGTCGAGGTGTTCGATGCAAACCTTCTGTTCGCCGTCTTCGTTCTCGTAGGTGATCCAGTCAACGCCACGGTTGGTAATGGCGAGATCGTCACGCATCTCCAGCATGACTTCATCGATGTTGGACCGCTCAAACTCGCTATTGAGAACGCGCTCCATCAGGTCGGCAACTGTCTTCTGAACCGGACCACCATCTTTGAAGCGTGGGGAAACAACAATGCGGGGAGGCTTGGCGTAAATGGCAGGCTTCAGGATCTCCATCGAAGCCCAGAACAGGTCATATTCGTTGTCGGTGAATGCAACTGCGGCAGTCGTTCCAAGCAATTGCGGACGCATGGAAAGAAGACGGTCAATCCGCTTGCAAGTGTCGTAGTATTCTCTGAATACCTTCTTTGCCTGGATAAGCGCTTCAAGCACAGTTTCAGAACTACGCGGCTCGCCCTCTACCTTCATCGTGTCAGAAGGGCTGATCTGGTTGCCTGAGATTTCCAATTGCGCCGCCTTTGCCTGCAAATAGCTTGGCGTAATATACCTTGCGCATGGGCAAAAGAAAAGCCCCGGTTAAGGGGCTTAACTTGGCTACCGCTTTACGTAATTGGTGCATTCCTGCGTAATTACAGGCGTCTTGCCCACCCATGTTGTTCTCGTCTTGTGATCGACGCAGACCCATTCGCTTTTAGTTAGCGAAAATTTGGGTGCGATTGAAGCTTGATAGGCCGCGTAGAACAGAATTGCGAGGGCGACAAAAATCGAGGCGACCATCACAAACATTACCTTGTCCACCCAATCACTCATTGCTTGCCTCTTCCTGCTCTTTGGCTTTGCGTTTGCGATAACGTCTCATGTATTCGCGTTGGTATTGCTTGCGTTGGTGTTTCCATCGTTCGTATGCCTTGACGATGGTGATTAGGTCTGACTGCGTGTATTTGGCTAGGAGAGCTTCGAACTCTGTCATTCCGGCTTCTCCATCAGGGAGCGGATTGCAAAATGAGCCATACGCGCATCGTTGAACCGGCCGCAAACTTCCAATGCTTCTTGGATGCCTGCCCGCCTTGCTGATGCAAGGGAGGCGCGTAAGTTGTCGACGTACTGCACCAGATCCCATTCAGCGCCTTCCGCAGTTCCAGCCGCGTCGTCGTATTCCCGGCCCTCCTTGCCCTGCTGATACGCTGCGTTCCAGTACTTCTCCAGCAGTTCTGCAAATCTCGGGTCACTCATTCGCCAGCCTCCTTGATGAAGTCCTTTGCCGTGTCGTGACGCGCAAAATCCTCGCCAAGAACAAGGCCATCGTTTTCATCACGCTCGACATAGCTCTTAAGCAGCTTCACGGCCCACGCGATCTTTTTTGCTGCGTTCTCAAGCTTCTGCTCTGCTGCCTGGGCGCGGGCTTCGGCTGCTGACCATGCGGCGGCAAGCTCGTCGTTGTTGTCGCGGTAGCCTAGGACAAGGCTTTCCAGTTCGGCAACGCGGCGCTGCATCAAGCAAATCGAGTTCCCGTGTTCGTCTCCAGTTAGGCCAGACCCGTCAGGGAAAATGCAAGCGTGAGCCGCCAAGGCCGCGTTCTCCTCCATCAAGGAGGTAATGGCGGAGGAGGGGTAGAGGGGTTCGTGCGGGAGATCTTCGCCCTCATTGGCTGGGACGATGTACGCCACCGGCTTTGTCTCACTCATGGCCGTTGCCCTCCAGAGCGGGGCGGCGGATGTCCATGACCTTCACGACGTGGCAAAGATTGTAGACATCGCAAAGCTTCTCGAAATTGCGCTTTGTTTCAGGTATCCAAAGGCGCGGGTCGTATTCGTCTGACGCGCCGTTGAGGAAGTTGCATAGAGCGCTGTCAAGCTTATTGATCGCCTCGACCTGAATGGCGTCAAGCACCTTCACCTGTGGCGCAAGGGAGAGGGCGGCGGTGATAGCCCTTCGCAGGGTATCATTGTTCGGGGCCACAAACGGACGCATTTCAGCGCGTGCCGCTTTAACCATTTCATCAGTCACGTTCATCTGCTTTCCTTTCGTTGTTTCGTTAAGACTAACACAATGCACGTTGGCGTCAATGCCTAACGCTTGCTCTTGCGCCACTCTGTTACGGTCATGCCAGTTACGCCCTGTAGCTTCATCTCCCGCTTTGCCTGCATGTATAGGCGTTGGTATTCTGTGCGGTTGAATGTTCCGTTGGGTGCTCTTTTGGGCTTGGGAGGGGCCTCGACGGGCGCACTCTCATTGGCCGATGCGCGGCGGCTCGTTCTGCTCTGCTTTGCAGCCGTCGATTTCTGCGGGGCTTCCCGCTTTATTTCAATGACCATTAGTCTGCCTTTCTTTCTACATCCGCCCTCGGTTGGGGCGATGGGGTGCGATAGCCTTCAATCAGTTGCCGCAGCCAAGCCGCAGGGACATTCACCTGTCCTTGCCCGTGATAATTGGCGGAGGCGAGAACTCCGACGCCGTGCTTTTCGCAGCGCTCAGCTAGATCGTCCAAGCGATCTATCATTTCGTCATCAAGGTCGAAGGTGAACGTCTCGCGTTCTTTCCAGGGTTGCGGCTTCACATTCGCCCACGGGGAGAGCGCCATATCAATGCGATCGACTACCGTTGCGCCCTTCAAAATGTTTTCGGGCATCCAGAGCGTGTCCGTGAGAACGTCCGGATCGGCTTTCATAATGGCCTCGCGAACCTCAAGAAGCACCCCTGCAAGGCCGACAGTCACCTTGTCTTTGATCGCGTCGTAAAGAGCGTAAAGCTTGTGATTTGAGCCGTCATTGCCGAGGAAGTATTCAGGCAAATCAACTTCCCGCCAAAGCGTCTCGATTGGATGTCGCCCCTCCAAATGTGTTGAGGGTGCTGGGGTGTTTGTGTCTTTCATATCTCTCTCCTTTTCTCCGCTTAGTCTAACCGCTCCACGCGCAATGTCACCCTCTAACGCCATTTATTCACCCTTTGGAAGCCAAGAAAGGCACGGGTTTTCAGAATCCCATTTACCAGACGCATCCTCACAATCAAACCAAGTGTGCCAAGACGCAGTATTGTAAGACCGTAATTCTTTAACGGCTTCGTTTGCTTCCTCAGCAGTGCTGACTTTCCTATCCAAAACTGGAGAGTTCGGTACCTCATTGCAAAGCGAGTTGAGATCTGCAACCCAAACATAGTATGTCATTTGTCTTCTCCATTAGATTAATTCTTGATAATTAGACTTTATCAGTTAGTCTAACGGAATGTCAACAACTATCTTCGCCTTGTCGGTATTGGCGGGGCATAAATAGCGCCAATCTCTAGCTGTCTCTCTGCCTGCTTTGGTGCTGCGCCTGTAACCATGCGGTCCATAAGCTGCGAAACAAGGGCAAGGGCGTCCACTTGGTCAGGGCTGCGAGCGCCAACAGGAAAGCTCATCATCTCGCTGATAAGATCGGCAACGAATGGCGCGTCCTCGGCCATGTAAAGCCCTGAGAGAGCCATACGGCCACGCAAGGACTGTGCACGCACTGCTTTGTTGCCTGAGTTGGTGGCGAACTGCTCACGGGCGACAAATGCGCCTGTTTCGAGCATACGTTTCACCAGGAATGGGCCAACCGATGATTTGATCTGCCCTGTTTCCTCGGCCCATCCGATAGGCTTCCACTTGTGCACCAGATCGCAGAAGCTTTCCACCCACCTGTCAGATGCAGCCTGTTGCCGCCACATATCCAGAAGCCACATGCGGCCTTCGTGGTCGATGCCGACGACAACGTGAACCGTGTAGTCGCCACCATCAGCCGTAACCGCGTAGTCGGACCCGCCATAGATCGACATGGTTTCGCTTGGTGGAACGGCAGAGCGAGGGACAAGCCTTAGCCATTCTCTGAGGAAGTAAGAACCGGTATCGGGCGACGGGCGCTGTTGAAACAGTGCGGACCATGTGCGCGGGTTCTTGCGGAAATTCTGCCAGTGCTTTTCATCGAACCATTCAGGCCAGATCATGTCGCCAATCTTGCGGCCTAGCGGATCGTCATCACGCTCGCATTCAGCGGCTAGGCAGATCACCTCCCATTCGAAGCCATCACGGCCCATGATGATGCCGCTTTCGCCTGCGTAGTTCTCTGGCAAAATGCGGCCTGCTGGGTCATCGTGGTGCCATCTGGTCAAGATCATCGCCAAAGATCCACCAGGAATAAGGCGCGTCTTCACGCTCTCTTCGTATTCATCCCATGTCCGCTGACGGATAACCTCGCTGTCTGCGTCTTGTCGGCCCTTGATCGGGTCATCGATAGCCACGAATTTTGCACGGTTGCCGGTGATCCCTGACAGAATGCCGCCCGACATGTATTCGCTGCCGTTCTCCAGCGCCCATTCATCCGCTGCCGCCTGATCACCTGAAAGGCCGGTGCCGAACAATGCGCGGTATTTGGATTGCTTGATGATTGAGCGGGTACGACGGCCAAACTTCTTTGCCATGTCTGAGCCATAGGAAACGCCAATCATACGATATCCCGGCCATTTGCCCATTGCCCATGATGGAGCAACTACGGACGCATACGTTGACTTTGCAGATCCTGGCGGCATGAAGATCATAAGCCTTCCGTGTGGCTTCTCTATGCACCGCTGTAGCGCTTCTAGCGTCAGGATGTGGTGAGCGGCTAGTGGCGTCTCTACTCGATTGCTTGCGTCGTCTTTGTCTTCGTCCTGTTCTTCGACAGGAGCGCCGGGGACGTCGATGTATCTCGCGTACTCAACGAGTGAGGCCCGCGCTTTCCTGCGGGCCAGTAGTTCGCTTGCTGCTTGTTGGCGGGTGAGGGTCAATCTGGCCTCATCGACGGCTACTCATGAAGAATGACGTCCCCTTAAATGCCTCGACGCCCATTTCTGAAATTGCCTGCATTATTGCCTTGTACAAGGCGTCACGCATCTCTGTTTTCTCTGCTTCTGTCATCACCTTCCCTTTCCTATTCCTTGAGGGCTGCTGAGATCATGGCGCGGTATTTGTCAATCGTCGCGTCCTGAATTACGCCATCTGCCATCATTGCGGCTGTCGGCTCTTTCATTGCCTCTATGGCTGCACGGGCGTAACCTTCCCACACTTCAGAAGCTGGGATGAGAACGCCTGTATCACCAAACGGCAGTCCAGTCATAAGCTCAAACTTGGCTTTAAACTCGTCTCGCAGCGCTGATGAGACTTTCTCAATCATGTTCATTGTCATGTGTCTTTTCCTTGCTTTGCGGAGAACGCTATATCTCGGATATTTTTAGCGTCCTGAACATAACGGCTGTTCACTGGCTCCATCATGGTGAACATTGCAAACCGCATAGCTTCGTTCGCTAGGGACGCGGCGCTTCTAGCATCTCCGCTTGAAAGCGCTCTCTTGGCAGATAGCATTAATTTTGGATATGTCGCATCACTCATCGTCTTTCCTTTTGCTTTGGAGGGTTGAGCAGTTTTACGATGTGCTCAGATCGCGCCGCTTTATGCGCGAGGGTCGTGGGTAATTTCGTGCGGGATTGCCTGAGCTGCCCTAACTGCGAACTCAAGGCGCTCAAGGAACCAGTGTGCGCTTTCATTAGCGCGAGCCTTTGCGCAGCTTCCGATAAACTTGGTACCATCCTGAACGCTGGTGTCATGCCACTCCAGCACGACGATTTTATCACGCGGTCCGTTGTCGATCAGCATCCAAACTTTGGGGCGGTATGTAACGCCGCCGTCGTCTGTGTAAATTCCGCAGTCAAAGCTGATTTTGCTAGTCTCGGTGAGGGCAATCTGAACTGCGAACTCTGTCATTTCGGCAATCCAGGAAAAACGCTCAAAGCGAGGCTCAAAGGAAACGGTAGCGGTTTTAGCGGCCTTGGTCATCTGTCTTCTCCGTTGTCTGCGTTTCGATTAGTCTAATCTAGTCTAACGCAATCGCCGTGTCAAGCTTAGACTAACGTGTGAGACTAAATTATTCGGCCTTCTTTGTTCGCGGTCTCCAACGGTATTCTTTCCAAAAAGGAATAAGAGACATGGGAACGCTTGGTAGAACGTCTGAAAATGCGCCTAATTCCCTTGTCTCTGCCCAAGGGAAAAAACGAAACGGCGTCCAATCTTTGATAACTTTAATATGCGCCATAAGACTTCATCCCTTGTTGACTGGCAGGGCGCTGCGAACATTGTTTGCCACCTTATCCAATAAGCGGTTCTTTTGTGTTGGCGTTAGATAGCCAGAAAAAGCGAGGGTAAAAATAGCATCGGCATGGCGCTGTAGTTTGCCTGCGTCGCCCTTGTCCAACTCTGGGATTTGTTCGCTCAATGGCTTGGCCATGACGCCTAGGCTGAAGTTTGCCATCCCACTCACCTCGTTGCCGAGATGAGAAGGAATACGTTCTTTGCGGTCTGGCTTTCAAAGTTTCTGCATTCCTCTGCGATTTCCTTGACGGTGCGACCGTCCAGCTTTGCGTAAGCCTCGATTGCCATCTTGAGAACCGTTTCAAATTTCATGCTAGCCTCCTGTCTGGTTGATGGCCCAATCATACACCAATTAGACTAATCGTCAACAGGATAATTAGACTAATTTACACAGCCTTTCCAGCAGCAATCGCCGCTAGTTCTTCGTCTGTCATTTCTGTGAGGGTGTGTTTGATTGAGCCGGAATGCTCGATCTCTTGCTTTTCGCCGTACTTTTTCGGGCGAAGTTTGCCAGCCATCCACTTCCTGGCGTCGATCCTGAGCCGTGTGCGCTGGACGTGGTCGCCGTTCAAAACCCACGGGTCATCCTCGTCTTCGCCTACGTTGCGCTTCATCCAGTCGTTTCGTGCATCGTCTGCAATATCAAGCACTTCGTCAAACAAAACATCGGCTTGCGCATCTCGTGCGTGCGCGTATTGGTCGCTGAATTCTTTGTGCTTTGCCAGCCACCTAAACACAGTCGCTCTATTCGGCATATCCTCAGCGTCGCAAATGGTGCGAAGGCTTCGCCCGTCTGCTAGCAGCTCACAGATCAGGTCTGCTATTTCTTGGCTGTATTCTGAT